GTCTTCGGGGATGCCGTACGTCATGCCCGCGGGCTCCGGCGGCCGGTCCGGCAGGCCTTCTTCGCTGTCAAGGCGCGGGGGCTTATCGCCGAGCACGTGCTGCGTGACGCGCTCGAACTGGTCGCCGGCCTTCTTCTCGACGGTGATCGAGAGCGTCGGGGCGAGCGCCCCTGCCTTGGCCATGTCGACCGCCTCCTCCGTACCGCCGGGCACCGGCTCGACCGAGCGTGCCCGCCACCAGGCCTCGGCCTTGGTCCGCGCGTACCCGGTGTGGTCGAAGCAGACCCACTCGCGGAAGAAGCGATTGAAGCCGACGCGGTACTCGACGCGCATGGTCAGCGGCGCGGAAGGGTCGCTGCGTTTGTAGTGCACGTGGTACGTCGTCTCGCTGACGCGGTGCTCCTCGCGTGTGGTCTGGCCGCTGAGGATGCCCTCGGTGCTGGCCTTCGCCTCGTGCTGTTGGCGGTTGGGCTCGGGGAACTGGTGGCCACACTGCGGGCAGGTCTGGTAGCCCGCCGCGATGAGGGCCTGGCAGTTCGGACACTCCTTCGCGGGCGCTTCGCCGTCGCCGCGATCGTCGGTGGCGATGCGGATCGCGTCGACCGGGCCGTGACGGAGCACGTTGCCGCCGAAGTCCAGCACGAGGCAGTCGGACTTGCCCGGGTGGAGGCGGAAGCCCCGGCCCACCATCTGGTAATACAGACCCGGCGACATGGTCGGGCGCACGAGCGCCACGCAGTCGATATGCGGTGCATCGAAGCCGGTCGTCAGCACGTTCACATTGCAGAGGTACTTGAGGTCCCCCGAGCGGAAGCGGCCGAGGATCGCCGCCCGCACACCGTCGGGCGTGTCGCCGGTGACGAAGCCGCATTCGATGCCGTGCTTGGCCTTGAGCACATCCACGATGTGCTGCCCGTGGCGGATGCCGGAGGAGAAGATCAGCGTTGCGCTGCGGTCCTTGGTGTGCTGAGCGATCTCGGCGCATGCGCCCTCGACCAGCCCTTCTTTGTCCATCAGGTCCTCGACCTCGCTGGCGACGAACTCGCCGGCGCGGACGTGCAGGTCGTCGGTGCTGATCTTCTGCAATCCCGCCTTGGTCTTGAGCGGCGACAAGAAGCCCTGCACGATGAGCTCGCGGACGCCGACCTCGTAGCAGACGTGGTTGAGGATGTTCTCGGGGGCGCAGATCGAGCCGGACTTCATGCGGTACGGCGTCGCGGTGAGCCCGATGATGCGGACGTTGGGGTTCACCACCTTCGCGTCGGCGATGAACTGGCGGTACATCCCGTCGTCCTCGGCGGGGACCATGTGCGCCTCATCGACGATGATGAGATCGACGGGGCCGAGGTCGCAGGCCTTCTTCCAGATGCTCTGGATGCCCGCGACCGTGACGGCGTAGCCGAGGTCTTTGCGCTTGAGGCCAGCCGAGTAGATGCCCATGGGCACGTCGGGCGCGATGACGCGGAGTTTGTCGGCCGCCTGCTCGAGGAGTTCCTTCACGTGCGCCAGCAGCACTACGCGGCCGCCCCAGTGGCCGACGGCGTCGCGGCAGACCGTCGCGATCAGCGGCGTCTTGCCCGATCCGGTCGGGAGCACCGCGACGGGGTTGTCCTCACGGGTGCGCAGGTGGTGGTAGATCGCCTCCACCGCTTCGGCTTGATAGGGTCGCAGTTGCATTTCAATCCGCCGACGCGGCTTTCGCCACGCCGGCGCTCACGCCAATCCGAACCCTGCCGAGCCTTGCACTGCCGAGCCGCGCCGCACCACGCCGAGCCGGATCATGCCCAACCTCGCCTCGCCTCGCCCCGCCCGACCTCCCGTTGCCTAGCCGAGCCTCACCGCGCTCAAGCAGTGCTCGTCGCTTCCTTCAGCGCACAAACCTCCACATGCACTCCGCCACCCCGTGTGCACTGGCCGCGGCGGATGTCGATCCGATCGATCATGCTGTCATCTCGGTAGAGCCCCCCGTGCTGGAGCGAGTCGAGCAGGCATTTGAGAAGGTTGTCGAGGTCGCGACGCCTTCGATCCGGCGGATACACCGTGACCAGCACCGTGAGCGGCCCCGTCACCGACGGGCAACCCATGGCGAGCAATGCCGTCTTCACCGCTGCGCGGTACTCCCGACCGGCTCGGCTGATCAACGTCGCGCGACCGACGCGCCGGTAGTAGTGGTTGGCCGAGGGTGGGAGTGGGAGAGACAGTTCCATAAAGAGTGCCGTGCCTCGCCGAAGCCTGCCGTGCCTAACCGATCCACACCCTCGCATACCACTCGACAGTGCCTCAGTCATCGAGCAGGTTGAACTGCGTCACACGGAAGCGCCCGTACGTCGGGCGGAAGTCCGCCAGGCCCACCAGACGGCCCGCGTCGGTGAGCAGCCCGTGCAGCATCTCGGGCGAGACGTACTCCGGCAGGTTGACCATGAACACGAACGCCGCGGACCACCCGGTCTTGAGCGCCGGCCGCACACGCGTGATGCCGTTGCGCTGCACCTGCACGCGGCACTTGTGCTCGTAGTCCCACCGGGTGGTGCCGAGGCCCGCCAGCGGCGTCAGGCTCACGACCGCCGCCTTCACGAGATCCTGCGCGCTCTTGCGGGGCGAACGCGGGTCCTGCCGAAACTTGGCCGCCGCGATCACCGCTTGACGGAGGTACTCGCCCGGCAGGCAGAGCTCGCCCTCGTCGTTGCGGTAGACGTACGACTCGATATCGTCGGTCTTCTTCGCCGCCGATCCCTTGGCCGAGCGAGCCTTGGCCTCGACGGCCTCGCAGTTCCAGCGGTGGAACAAGAGGTCCGCCTCGCCCTGGATCTCGACCTCCACGCGGTACGGGATGGTCATGTCGATGATCCGCTTGCCGCCGTTGCTGATGTTCGGTCCGATCGCTGTTGCCGTGCTCATTCGTGTGCTCCTTTCTGAAATCCCGTGTCACGCTTCCGCGCGACACGGGCCATGACTTGCCTTGCCGTGCCCGACCACGACTTGCCCCAGCACACCGCGCCGCACCCCGCCATGCCGCGACGCACCAGACGGCTTCGATCCAGACTTTGCGATCCCTCGCCCCGCCTTCGCCTGCCTCGCTTGTTGGGCTTTCTCACCGCTTCCAGGGCGGCGTGCTCCCCGGGCCGACGCCGACGGGAGCGCGGCCGGCCACCGGCGATCCGCCACCCTTCTTGGCGTACCCCTTGATGACGTTGGTGAACTCGCCGTTGTCGTCGCGCTTCTTCAGCCCAACGTTGATCTCCAGCGGGACGTTGTGCAGCTCGACCGAGTCCTTGGGCTGCATGACGCCGATGGCGCGGCAGATGGCTGAGAGCTCGCCGCGAGCGATCTTGACCGTCATTTCGGACTTGTTCTCGAGGTTGAGCCGGGCCCAGACCAGGCGGCCCTTGAACTCGCCATCGATGATCTGAAACGTGAGCTGGAGGTACTTGCCGACGCCGGTCTTGGTCGGCTTGAGCTCCGACTCGGAGATGACGGCGAGGTACTTGCCCGCGGGGAGCGGGTCGAGCGCGACGGACGGATCGACTTGGTTCGCGTCAAAGTTCAGATTTGCCATTGGTGCAGAGCTCCTTGATCGATGAAAGAAGTGCCATGCCTTGCCGCAGCTCGCCAAGGCTTGCCTTGCCAGGCGCTGCCGCGTCATGAGTCAGTTGGTGCCAGCGGTGTCGGAGGTGGTGGCGGGTGGTGCGGTGTCAGCGAAGGGGTTCTCGCCGCGGGCGAACGCGCCGTACACGCGGTAGTCGAGCGGGATCTCGTCGGGCAGGCCCAGGCGGTTCTTGGCGACGTGCGCCGGGCGCTCGACGGTGCGGATGATCCGCTCGCCCGTGCTCACGCCGTTGTGCTTGGCCTTGTTGAACCCCTCGTCCACCTTGACGGTGTGGACCTTGTACGTGGCGAAGAGCACCTCGTCGGCCCACTCCTGCACCAGCGCCGAGGCGAGCTTGTGCAGGCGCGGCGAGTAGCGGTCGTACGGCACCGTCTCGGGGTTCTCGAACTTCTCGATCTTGGCGTGGGCGATGAGGACCACGGTCATGCCGCGATCGCTGCGGAGCGCATCGAGCGCACCGAGCACCGAGCGCCACTTGTCGATGGCGAACGAGAAGCCCTTGGCGTAGCCGATCTTCTCGATGTTCTCGACGTTCTCGTCGGCGCAGACCTCGGCCCAGATGAGGCGCTCGAGCCAGTCCAGGCTGTCGATGACGACCGTGCGGTAGTCGTGGTCGCCGGAGTACAGCGACTCGAGCGCCGCCATCACCTCGCCGAGGCTGCGAGCCAGCGGGAAGCTCTCGCAGTCGATGTCTGCCAGGCCGTCCTCCGTGGGGACGAAGATGGGCTTCTCGGCCATCGCGCCGAAGGTGCTCTTGCCGATGCCGTGCGTGCCATACAGCATCACGCGACGGGGGCGGGCCTTGCGGCCCTTGCTGATCTGGTTCATGAGGGTGTGGGGATTGGCGATCGCGGTTGCGGGCATGGGATCTCCGTGCTTGGGGAATGAGGGATTGAGGTCGTGGGGCCAGATGTCGCGGGTGAACGCGCCTTGGCCGAGGCGGACGAGGGGGAGTGCGGGAGTCACGCGGCAGCCGCCGCGGGCTCGGCCGCCGGCTCGCGGCGAACGCGGAACGCCTCACGGCCGAACTCGTGCGTCAGCAGAGACGTGAAGATCTGCACGACGTGGTCGAGGGTGACACCGCGCCCGCTCACATGGATCTCTGAGCGAACGGGATCAACCGAGTACGCCACGTCGGTTCGGACCTTGGCGTCACCATGCAAGCCCTCGGCCGCCAACAGCGACAGGCCGAGCGTGCCCTGTGCCTCAGTGACTTCGACGTCAGCCGCAAACTCAAACCTGAAACGAGTGTCTCGCATGGTGTGCTCCTCCGAGTGGGGACCGAATCCGTCGAGCCGCCGGTTGGCGGAGCGCCCAGCCCAGGGGGGGAGGGGGTGGGCCGGGCGCTCCGCTCCGACGGTTCCGCAGCGTGCCCACGCATGGGCCTCTGGTGGTTCCCTATGCAGCGGAAGAGTCATCTGCCCGCTTTTCAGCAAAGCGCTCTCGGATCGAGGCGAGGCGAACGAGGACTTGGCGGCGAGAAATGCGGCGTTTGCGGGCAGCGCCGGCGACGCCGCGATCCACGACGTCACGCATGAACCGCAGCTCCGCCTGCGTGAGCCGCGCGTGCACGAGAGCGAGCGACTCGCGGAACTCCAGGTCGCTCGCCAGGTCACGCGAGTCCAGGCCCAATCGCCGATTGGCCTGGTCGGCGGCGATTTCGGCGCTCATGGGAGAGCAGTCGCCGTCACCGCGATCAACCATTGTGCTGTCGAGAGAGATGGCCTCGACGCCGGTAAAGCGCATCTCGGCGCGACGCCGGCGGACCTCCATGTCCATCCAGCTGCGGAGCGCGGTGACGATGAAACTCTCGACGTTTCCGCGGGCGGGGTCGAAGAGCCGGGACGCCGACCACAGGTACAGGCGCATGCCCTGCTTCAGGTCGTCCTCGTCGGAGCGGCTGAAGCCGGGGCGCTGGCAGAGCTGGCGCGCCTTGCGGCGGATGAGGCTGGCGGCGAAGGAGTTGCTGACGATGTCGCTGCGGCTGGTCATGGGACCTCCGAGGCCGGAGGTCTGCTCGCCAACCAGTCACGGGACCGCACGCGAAGGACTGCGCCGCGGCAACACGCCGCGAGGGATGCACAGGTGCGCCCGTGACTGGCCGGTTATGAGCCGACCGGCCTCGGACGCAGGGCCCGGTGTCGCGGAAATCGCTGGTCCACGGCGAACGCGCCGCGACGCTCGATACACCTAAACCCCTGAGGCATCGCTACTTGCTGTACCTTTCGATTTTCTTTCCTCTGTCGCGGGGTTGCGACGCGACAGACCGGCCGACCGAGGCGGAGTCCTCGGCGGGTTCGAAAGTGCCAGCTTCCTTGGCTCGTTGGACAGCACGCCAGACCTTGTCCCGAGAGATGTCCGTCTCGAGTTGCTCAGAGAGCGCGTCGGCAGCCTTGTCGAATGAGCCGTGCAGCTGGTACGCGGCTACCAGCATCTCGTCGGTCAAGTTCGCCTTGATCTCAGCCTTGACCTGCGCGCGGACAAGTGTCTTCCCGCGGGCGTCGAGCGACACGCCGCCCGCGAGCTCGGCGAGGCGGTCCGCCTCATCGATGGCCTCGATGACAGCCTGCGGGTCGAGCACGACGTTGTCGTCGACCAGCGCGGCCACGTCGTGCAGAGAGATCACGGCGGGTGCTCGCCCGGGCCATCGGCTCCGGTCCGGCAGTCGGTGCGGGACGAACACGACGGCCCGGCCGCCCGTACCGACGTGCCGCATCAGTGCATCAGCGTCGTCCTCGGCAAGTCGCACCGCGAAGACGACCTCGCGCGTGGTGTCACGCAACTGCATCCGACCCAGCCGCCAGAAACGCCCAGGCACCACCGGCTTCGGCGTGGAGACGGCAAGGGCCGATCCCAGCGCTGCACCGAGGCCGTCGAGATCGACAGCCCAGCCACGGCACATCGCTTCGTCGATCTCGACCTTGAGCGACTCGGGGCAGCAGATGAAGTAACTCGGCTTTTCCGTGTCGTCCGCCGACTCGACGACCGTGACGGTCTCGACGTGACCGTCGTCGCAGTGGGGACAGGGCGCAGTGAGGCCAGTCTGCGCGGGGCGCACGAGGTGCGACCTCAGCAGGTCGTCGAGCGCCCCCTTGGGCCATCGCGACACCTCCGCGTGGTCGAACAGCGAGCCGGGTGCATCCGCCGCGACGAGCAGGAGTCGGAAGAGATCAGCCCTGGTCATCGGTCACCTCCCACCGGCGCAGGCACCGCTCGCCAATCACACGGACCTCGTCGGGCTTGCTCTTGAGGTTGCTCGAGTGCGGGACCGAAACCTCAAAGGTCAGCGTCGGCTGGCGACCCACACCGTTGTGGACGAAGCGGAGTGAGAACGTCGCCTGGACAACGCGGAGGCCTTCGACGGGCAGGTTCTCGCGGCGCAGCCAGCGGTCCATCTTGCGGTAGATGTCGTTGCGGTCACCGCGCGGATCGGCCTTGATCTCGATGTGCCCGCCCCCGCCACGCGGGACAATGCGCAGCCGCGTGATGCGTGCGTCCTCGACGCGGTCGACCGGATCGGTCGGGAGCGGGAAGTCGTTCTGGAGCAGGTGGTCGAGGCGGTACGAGGGCTTGAGCGGGTCCGCGGGCGGGATGTCCTTCCCGAGCACGGCCCTGCAGAACGCCACCTGCAGGGTCGTCCACATCTTCCCGCCGCCGGGCGCGACGATCTCGAGGACGCCCTCGTCGCCGCTGTAGACGAACACGTTCTCGAAGGCGTACCGGTCCCACCGCACGATCGGCTGGCTGTCGTTGCCGTCGAAGACGAGGTGCTTGTCGGGATAGTCGTCGAGGTACGCGAAGAAGTAGTCCGCGCCGTCGGCCCGCCGGTAGTGCTCCACCATGCACTGCTTGCCGCGAAGCTGCGCCGGCGCGTACACGGACGAGAGCGCTTCGCCGAGCGGACCACACAGGGACTCGGGGTCGTCGAGCTGGCGCTTGGGCAGGCCGTTGCGGCGGTTCCAGAGGCGGCCGCCGGTCAGCGCGTCGGCGCGGGCGAACATCGCCGCGTCGTTGAACACCTCCGGCGCGTACAGGTGCGACCACATCGCCTTGTCGGCCTTGCTGCGCTGCGCGGAGAAGTCCTCGGCGCGATCGGGGTGGCGAGCGAGGATGCCCTCCGCGAGCACGGCCACGCCGCGGTGGTCGGCGAGTTCATTGACGTCGCGGATGATCATCTGCACTTCGCGCTGCTTGGCGTCCGGTAGCGCGAGCCAGCCAGCGAACACCGGCTCGATGCGGTGCTCGCTGAGCTGGTCCCACGGGACGTCGGCGAGTTCGCCGCGGCGCGTGAAGAACTCGCGGAGCAGCGGGTTGGCGATCTGCTTGAGGACTTTGCGGGGATCAAACGGCTTGGCCATAACTGAGGTTCCTTGTCTGTCGTTTGCTAAATGGTTGACACTCGGGACGTGACAGTGCCGTGCCGGTGTCGTGGCGTGCAGGGTCAAAACAGCGTGTTGGGTCGTTCGCGCAGTAGGAGGCCGAGCTTCTCGAGGCGGATGCGCATCGCCTCGGCGGACACTTCAAACCGCTCAGCGAGCGGCTTCGAGAAACGATCGAGCGTGGCATCGGCCGGGTCGCGGCCGTCGGCGGCGGACACGGGAGCAAGATCAGCGAGAACCACTGGGTCCAGGTTGCCGCGCCATTCGGTCCATGCCGCGACCACGAGCGACTTGGGCATGAGCAGGTAGCTGGAGAACGTGTCGGCCTGCCATTCGACGGGGATCTTCTTTTCTCCCGCGCGGCACACGACCGCAGGTTGTCCACGCCCGTCGAAGAGCGCCGCCTGCGACGGGTCCTCGCGGTAGTACGTGCGGTGAAGCCGCCAGTGCCCGATCTCGTGCGCCAGCGTGAACCGGTAGCGTCCAAGCCGCAACGGGTTCTCGGAAGGATCGAGCCGGGTGTCGATCCGAACCAGCTTCTCATTGAACCAGATCGCCCCGAGCACGCCGTCGGTCCCGAACAGCGCCGCCAGGTCCTCGATGGCAAACGTCAGGCCCAGGTGCAGCTCGAGGATGTCCTCGACGGGCACCGGCGCAATGACGGGCGCACCACACCGCTGTGCATATTCAGCGATGAGCGCATCGGCGTCACGCTCGATGCGGACTTCCGGCAGGAACGGCACTTCCGAAATGGCCCCGCGACCAC